AGAGCAATGTTAGAAAAAGTAACTGGTGCTAAACTTGATAATCCTGTACTTAGAGGAGCTAAAAAGTTTGATAGAGCAGTTTTAGAAGCTATAGGAGTTAGACAACCACCAAAGACAGGATTAGAAATAGGTACTTCTATTAGATACGCAGAAGGTGGTAGAGTTGGTTATGCTGAAGGCTATGAAGTAAGCGTACCCTTTGCTAAAGAAGAACCAGAAGAACGTGTTAATCCTTATACCGGAGAACCTTATACAGCTATTTATAAGAAACCTAGAGTAGGTCTTGTGGCTGGTGGAGTTAGTAAATTAATACAGAAATTTTTTGCTAAGACACCTGTAAAACGAGCTACAGATAAAAAGTGGACTGCTCTCTCTATTACTGACGAGAGTGATAAAGTAGTGGGGCTAGTCCAAAATATTCCAGCTTCTCCCGGAAACTCTTACATTAGAGCCAAGACTCCTGAGTTTCGACAGTATTTAATAGATAATCAAATAGGGAGACAATCCAAAACAGTTGATAGTCAGTTTTACTTTGATACAAGTAGTCAAAAAGCAATAAACAAATTATTGAATAAACCTTTTAATAAATGACTAATAATTATTTCAAAAACTTCACAGAACATCTAAGACTTCGTGAAGGCTATAGAGAAAAAGTGTATCTAGACACACTAGGCAAGGCTACATGTGGTACTGGACACTTGTTAAGTCCAGAAGAGAATGCTCAGTATGCTGTAGGTGATACCATAGATACTGCTGTTTTAGACAGGTGGTTAGAAGAAGATTCAGAAAAAGCATGGAATGCTGCAGCCCAACAGTTACAAGATTTGAATATAGAGAAGCCAGAATTTATAGTTGCTTTAGGCTCTGTAAATTTTCAACTCGGCACACAATGGATGAATAAATTTCCATCGGCTTGTCAGGCTTTACTAAATAAGGACTATGAAGAGGCGATTAAACAAGTCTCAACAGGGTCTGGTAAAGATGGTCAGTCTAAATGGAAAGAACAAACTCCAGTTAGAGTAGAAGATTTTGTTAAGGCTATTGAAACCTTGACAAATTAGTAAGAGGTACTATAATGGTACTATATACAGAAGAACAATTAAATAATTGCTATAGACATTACTGCTTACATCAAGTAAGGAAAGATTTTTCCTTTATGAAGTTGGAAGATTTTAGAGCTATGTTTGAAGACATAATGATAGAAGTCTATAACGAAAACGAACAGGCGTAATATGGCTTTCCCCTTTGAACTGATAACTATGTTGGGATCAACGCTTCTATCAGGTGTTATGAGTATGATTTCTCAGAACATGAAAGCTAAACAGGCTCAACAGAAAATGCTATTAGCTAGAGGAGAGTTTCAGGTTGAAGCTTTTAAAGCTGCAAGAGAGTATGGCAACGAAGGCTTTCAATGGACACGCAGGATAATAGCTGTACTTGCAGTATTATCTATTGTAGTTTTACCTAAAGTAGCAGTTATATTTTTTCCAGATTTAACTGTTACAGTAGGTTATACAGAATTTAAACCGGGCTTTTTATTTATACCAGAGAAGGAAGCAATGAGATGGGTAGAATTTTATGGCTTGGTGATTACTCCACTGGATACTAATTTAGTAGCAGCTATAGTTGGTATGTATTTTGGAGGTAGTTTAGTTAAAAGATAATGGAATGGCAGAACGATTGTACAACACGAAGACGGAGATCGAGAAAGGTAAGGAGAATAAGAGATACGGACTCAGCAGTGCTGATAGGCGTAAGCTTGGTATGCGTATTCTCGTTATTTACCTTATCATAGATACTATCGTACACGTAGTAATTTAATTTACTGAAATCACAATGGAGAAGTGTAGGATAACTACGCTCAAAAATTGATGAAAGAGAAAACTATAGACTTATTAAGACAACAACAAGAAGCAACTCATGGAGCTTCGGAGTGGGCAATGCTTGAAGAAGAGATACAGTCCTTATTAGATGAGGAAGAAGTAGAGCCTTATTATCAGGGTAGATTTTGGGATAACACGACAAAGAAATTAGTTCGTTGGCACGAATTGACAGGAGAAAACACACACAATGAAGAAGAGGATAATAACACTACTAGCTGTTAGTTTATTTACAGGCTTGGGATACGCAGATCAAACAGGAGATTGTACTGCTGGTACAGAGCATTGTGAACAGAATAGTTTAACTACCACTAATACTACAACGACTAATAATACCAATGTAAATACCAACACCAACAATAATACCAACGTAAATACTAATACCAACAATAATACCAATAGTAATACCAGCGTAAATACAAATACCAACACCAGTAGTAACACCAATGTAAATACAAATACATCGACAAATACTAATAATAATACAACTGCTAGTACTGCTACTAATACAAATGTAAATACATCTAATGCTACAAACACATCAAATAATACTAATGTTAATACTTCTACAAATGTTAACACTTCTACCAGTAATGCTACATCTAATGTTACCTCAAATGTAACCTCTAATGTAACTAATAATAGTAATGTAAACAACACCACAAACGCAACTACTGATAATACTAATACTAATAATAATACAAATACCAATACATCTACAAGTAATAATACCAATAGTAATACCAACGTAAATACTAATAACAGTACTTCAACTAGTAATAATACAAATAATAATACTAATACGAATGTCAATGAGTCTACATCAGATTCTAATGTAACTACTGATAATAAGAATACTAATGTGAATCAATCTACATCAGACAATACCAACAGAAACATTAACGAAAACAATTCCACACAAACTATAAAGCAAGAGATAACTAGCAAAGCTCCACCAGCTTCAGCAATAGCCCCAAGTATAATGAGTTATAGCCAAGACCTATGTACTACTGGTAGATCAGGAGCTTTTCAAGGTCAGTTGATAGGCTTTTGTTTAGGGAAAACTATCGTAGACGAGAATTGTGAACGCTTAAAACTTTCCAAGTATCTCTATGATACAGGTATGAAGGTAGCTGCTGTTGGAGTCTTATGTCAAGACCCAAGAGTATTTAAAGCGATGGAACATGCAGGTACTCCTTGTCCTTACATGGGTCAAGTAGGTAAAGAAGCTGCTGTTGGTTGGCAGGAAAACAAAGAAGACCGACCAGACTACAAAGAATATAAAAATAAATTTGTAGGTAAGTGTAAGAGAACAAGAAACGAAGAGGGTATGAGAAAATCGAAAGGTACTTGTGTTAAAGAATTTAATAATAACTAGTCTATTACTATTCGGTAATATACTAGGTGCTACTTATGTTTATGAAGCTGATCAAGACCTATATGATTTACAAACCAATTCATCAGGCTCAACAGGATTAGGTTCAAATGATGATTCAGTTTCTCCTGCTTTTAATTTAGGTTTTACTTTTACCTTTTATGGTAATGACTATACTCAAGCGAGAATGGCTACTAATGGCTGTCTACACTTTAACCTAACAGGTAGTTATTGTGGAGATTATACCCCTGACCCACTACCACAATACACTAACACACTATTCCCCTTCTGGACTGACCTGATAAAAGATAATGGTTCAGCTATGAAAGCTAAAGCTTTTGATGATTATACTATTTTTGGCTGGTATAAGATGAGGGAGTATAATAGAAGTGGTTCAGATAATAGTATAGAAGTCTGGTTATATCCTAATAATACATTTGAATATAGATATGGTGAATTGGATATTAAAACACATGATGTCCTTATCGGAGAGCAAGGTCCAACTACTTCAGATATTTATACTTACTTATTTTTTGATGAGTGTAATACAGGTACTACTAATATTTCAGGAACTTGTGTAAGCTATGATTGGAACTCTAGCAGTAATGCAGCAAACACTTTATTAGAAAATGGTGGTTCTTTATATGGTCTTGGTAGTGGTAATGTACTGGACTGTAGTAGTCCTTTAAACAATCAAGCGTGTGTAGGGTATGCTGCAGCCTATCTAGCCCAACAATGCGGTTTAAGTGCCTTGTATGATTCCAGTTGTACTGGTTATGGAGCAGCCTACTTATCTCAACAATGTGGATTAAATGATTTATATGATTCCAGTTGTACTGGTTATGCAGTAGCTTATCTAGCTCAACAATGTGGATTAAATGATTTATATGATACTGCCTGTACGAATTATGATACTGCTTATCGTATTCAACAATGTGATGAAGATGCTCAGTATTCTCCGACTTGTAATGGTTATGTTCAGGATACAGTAGCTACTTATTATGTAGAGGATATAATTGATTATGGTTATGAGGATACTTTTGCTGATAACTGTATAGATAATCCAAGCTATTGTTATGACGATGACCCTTATGCCGATATGTATTTTACCGATGCCGAATGGTACGAAATAGATATACAAGAATTTGGACAAGAACAGGTAGATGAATGGTATGGTTCTGATGTAACCTTTAATTCAGAAGGTGGGATGGTTTGGGATGATTCGGAGTTGGATTCATGGGAAGATTTGGATCAACAGATGGATGCTTATGATGAATTTGTAGAATTAAACTTTTATGAAGATGATCCATTAGCAATAGAAACGTATGAAGATGAAATTTTTAATACGTATGAAGAACACTATGATGTAGATTATGATTTAGTTTATAATGTAGTAGGGGAAGAAGAGGAGTTCATAGAACTCTATGAGTTTAACACAATCATAACAGAGGAGATCGAATATGAAGAAGAAGATAACTACTTGGCTTTTGAAAACGAAGAAGAACTTGATGAATGGTTTGAAGAAGAGATGGAAGAATCTCAAGAAACTGTTGAAGAACAGTTGGTCGAAGCTGAAGAAGAAAGCTACGAAGAAGAAGCCGTTGAAGAAATCTACGAAGACCTTGAAGAAGAGTGGATCGCAGAAGCCGAAGAAGAAGACGTAGTACTAGAAGACTTAGAAGAAGTCGAACTAGTTGGTACTGCCGAAAGGGAAGGTAGTTCTATGGATATGGAAACTGCTTTAAGTGTAGTAGCTAGTACTGTCCAAGCTGCAACAGCAAGTGTGAGTGGTACAACAGCAGGTACATCTATTCATGCCACAGGTAACACAGTTGCTTCTGGTGGTAGTGTTGGAGTAACTACTACAACTACTGTTTCCAGTTCAGTATCAAGTGGAGGCATAAGTACTTCAAGTTCGCCAAGTATATCAGCACAAGTATCGGCTGCTGCTATACAAACACAGAATATTTTAAGTACGCTACCAGATACTATGACTACTACCAGTTCGATAGTAGAAACATCAGCAGATGTTGAAGTTAGTAGTAGTAGTGTTGCGAGTGTTTCAACTAATGACACTACTGTAAGTACTTCATCTAGTACAGTAGATACTTCTACAGCTACGCTAGGCACAGCAGAGGTACAGGTAGCAGTTGTTGAAGTGCAGGTACAAAATATGCAGGTACAGATTGATAGTGCAGTAGTTGACGCAGGTACAGCCTCAGAAGCTGACCAAATAGCTGATCAAATTATTGCACAGAATATTCAGGGCCAACAAGAAGAAGCTGAAACCTATCAGCAAGAAACAGGACAGTATGGCGATGAATCTGCTTTAGTAGCTTACTTAGGCTACAACCCAGGTTTTACCGATTACTATGGTAGAAGTATTCCTAGTAAGGAAGAGTGGTATGAACCTAGAGTTATCTATGCTGATGCTTATATAGGTGATAATATAAATGCTTTCTATCAACTGGCAGGATCAAACTTAAACACACTTCAAAAAATGAGAGATTTACAACCTACTTTATAGATGCCTAAGAATAAAACACCTAAGAAGGAACTAATATATTCTAAAAAACAAGAACGATATATAGAGAAGGAGAATAAAAATGGCAGACAAAACAATAATAATAAACACTGATGACGCTGAAGATGAACAACCTGAACTGCCTACGTGGTATAACACAGCAGAAGGTTTTGACAAGTGGAGAGTATTCCCAAGACTATTAATTACTTTATATGGCTATGCTTTCTATATGACAACTGATTGGTTTATGTCTTTACCTGATCCAACCAATGCTCAAAGTGCGTTTGTATCAGTAATTGTAGGTGCAGGAGCTGCCTGGTTTGGTCTCTATGTCGGTGGTGGAAACAGAAATAAATAGGAAAGAACTATGAAAAAATTATTATTATTATTATTACTAACCCCTTGTGTATACGCAGGATCATTTGATATTAGCGGTAAGGCTGAGAATAAAGCCAATCAATTTACTGCAAGTTTAGATAATTCATGGGAAGCAGGTAAATGGGAAAGAGATGTTGAATTTAATTATCGTTATAAAGACGCTAATGATATACGAACTAAGAACAGTGGTTTAGTAGCTTTCAAACAAAGACTTACCTTCAAACCAAAACATTATGTATTCGGTTTAACTAGGTATGACTACAACGAGTTTAGAGATATTAAATACAGAGCTCAAGTTGGTCTTGGTTATGGTTACAAGATTTTAAGAACTGAAAGAATTAAAATGAGTAATGAATTTTCTATAGGCTTTATGAATAATAATGTAGGGAATGAAACTTATGCTAGGAATAGTGTTTGGTTCTTTTATAAAATAGCAGACAAAGTAAACTTTACTAATAAGTTTTTATATGAAGCAAGTGATGTTCCTCTACTCAGGAACGAAACTGCAATTAATTTTATGTTAACAGATAAATTAAAGTTAGGTATTAGTAACATTTATACTGAAGACCCTAACAGTGATAATGTATTAAGTTTTAATGTAGGGGTTTTATTTTAACACAGGAGATAATAATGGAATGGTTTAAATCAAAAGGAGGACAAGTAATAGCACTTGTCACTATCGTAGGAACTCTAGCAGGGTTTGGTTATACTGGAGCAACGTATGTTAATAGGATTGAGAATCTTGAAGCTAAAGTAGTAACAATTACTACAACTAAATCAGGTCTGCAAGAGATTGAAAAAAGATTTGAAACTTTAGAGACTTCATTAGAGTACATTAATAAAAGTTTAGATAGTGAAAATACAGGATTGATTTCTAAGATAGATACTAATGATGAATCAATAAGCTTAGTAAAA